CGCATCCGAGGAAACGCAGGCCGCAGAGACCAACGCATCCGAGGAAACGCAGGCCGCAGAGACCAACGCATCCGAGGGAGAAACGAACCACAGTCGCCCCCTGCCGAAAGGTATGACGTGGCATGAACATACAATTAATCAAAAACCAAAATCATTAAACATGGAAAAGACTTTTCGTGAACTCAACTGTGACGTTGAGTTTCAGCGTCGTCTCAACGTTCTGAACGCGGCTTTCCGGGCCGGGGGTACGACGGCTGACAACAACCCCGAAAACGTGGAGACCGTCCGCATGATCGCGTGCTCGATGCTCGCCGATCAGAACATGGTGGTGCTTGCAAACGCTTGCAACTTCACCAACTCCGTAACCAAAGAGCGCAAAAACGGTCTCGGTCTGCTCGTGGAGTGCGCCGCTGGTGGTGCCGCCGCCGCTACGCTGTCTGCCGCTGACCTCGGTGTGATCAAGTGGATGTCGTTGTTCTACGAAAAACTCCTCCCGAACAACTCGTTCATGCGTTCGATCCGTTTCGTCCCGATGTCCGACAAGGAGGGTGCGATCTACGTGGAAAGCGGTATCAACCCCGCAACGTACACCGGATCGGTTACGCCCGTCAACGCTCCGCGGTACTTCTACGACGACATCAAGCGTACGATTGCGCGTGAGGTGTTCTCGATCCAGCCCGTGACGTTCCAGAACGCGGACATGGCCATCCTCGCGTACGACAAGCAGTCGTGGGGTTGGACCATCGCAATGGACTCGCTGATGTCCGACGTGTGCACGTACATCTTGCAGGTCGTTGCCAACACCCCCGGTATCGCAAAGGTTCCGACCACGGGTGCAACGTTCTCGTCGAGCGGCCTGTTCCCCATCGAAGCCCCGAACTCGAACGTGAACATCAAAGGTGTGTCATCGGACGACATCACTATGGCCGTCGGTGCGTTCCTCGTACAGAACTATAAACTGAACGGTCGCCGCGTCGAAGCCGTCCTTTCGTCGAACCTGTTTACTAAACTGGCCACCGACCCGACGTTCAAAACCATCCTTACCCCGCAGTTGTCGGGTGCCGTTGGTAGCGAGTTCCAGTACAACGGTGTCACGATCTCCGGACGTAACCCGGTCGCACGCTACAACACGACCTCCGGCAAGCCCGAACTCGACCCGGCCATGTACACCGACGGTACGGTGGACAACGACGGCAAGATCACCGACGTAACCCCGGCAACGACCACCGCCAATCATGTAGGTGCGGGTCTCGCATTCGTCGAGGGCGAGGTTATCGCAGGTGTAGGTACGATCGACGTGATCGTCATGCCCGATCCGACCAACTACGGCATCACGATGTCCGGTTGGATGTCTACCGGTGCAACCGTGGCCCGTCAGAACGGCAAGGGCGTCGCGCTGATTACCCCGACCGTCGTAGCAGGCTCGTAAAGTTCAACCGACACGTAGGCACATTAATGTGCCTACGTGTCACTTAACTCCTTAAATCGTATGAAAGTAAACTTTGTAAAACAGCAGATTCTCTACATCGCTCTCGCCGTACGGCAGTACAAGAAAATGTACGTGCTCACGAACGGTCAGATGTTTCAGAAAGAGAGCGACGCGGAAAAAACCGCGCGTACCCTCAATCAGATTATCGAAGACCCGATGCTTCACGTCGGTATCAAGGTAATCACCGAAGACATGGTATCGGAGGCCGATCTTCGGACGTACGGAAAATCCCCCGAAAAATTCAACGAATTGTTTGACGACGCTATCATTCCGCTCGTACGTGGTACTCGTGACTACGAGGGCCGGAAATACGAGGCGCCCGTTGAGCAGGACGAGGACGAAAAGGCACGTTTGGCCGCCCTCCTCGGCGACGAAGTTCCGGAGCCCGCAAAGGAGCCGGAGCCCGCAAAGGAGCCGGAGCCCGTAAAGGAGCCGGAGCCCGTAAAGGAGCCGGAGCAGGAGGTCGAAAAGGCTGTCAAAGACGTGGAGGCTGAAAAAGCCGCCGCCGAGAAAGAAGCCGCAGAACGGGCACTCGCCGCCGCGTCCAAGTTCGCACCCAAGAAAAAATAACAAACTATGGCACGAACAGGTTTCAGCGTAAACGTTAGCAATACGGTCATGGGGACGCCCCCGTCTGTGAACGCTAACACTATGCTAATCGTCCCCGGTACCGCAACCACCGGGTCAACGTTCCCCGTGGCCCTCGATACGCCCGTGTTGTTCAAATCCATTGACGATCTCGAAACACACGGGATTACGGAGGAAAACAATCCGTCAGCGTATCGTCAGGTCACGGACTTCTACAACCCCACCCCGGAGGTCAATAACACAGGTACGTACCTGTGGGTTGTTCTTATCGAGGCGCTTGACACTCTGAGTCTCGTAACGAAACTCCCCGCTTTCCTTCGGGCCACCGTTGTGAACGGGTTCCAGTATCGTCCGCGGCAGATTCTCGTCGCCTTCAACCCGCAGACAACACAACTCCCCCTGTTGCAAAGCGCGATTATGTCGATGTACGATGAGGGGTTCTCCACATGCGCGATTATCGATGGCTACTCTTTTATGAAGGACGGCGCTATCGATACGTCGGTCGAAAGTATGACCGATCTTTCGACGCAGAAAGCAGGTATGGTTGGCGTCGTCATCTTTACAGACGTGCAGAAAACGCCCGCATGTGTTGGCAAGGTCGGTGGCTGGATGGCCTCGCTGTCCGTCGGCACGTCTATCGGCGATACGTCGCTCCCCGCATTCGGTGATTCGCTTTACATGTGCGACAAAAACGATTCGGAGCAGTACGTAAACACTCCGTGTGCGCAGATGTCGTTGGCGACTGTAAACGCGCTGGGGGACAAGCAGTACATCTTCCCCCGTACCCGGCCGCCTAAGAACGGGCTGTGGCTGAACGACGGAGCGACTGCCGAGGACCCGCTTACCGCGTTATCTTCGCTGGAAGCCGCTCGAACCATCGCCTCGATGGTGGACGATCTGCGTGCGTTTTACACGCCGTATATTAACGGCAAAGTGCCTATCGACGCTAACGGTAAGACGCAGTCTTCGTACGTCGATGTGGTTACTTCCCTCGCGCGTGAGAATGTCATCGTACCTTACATCGACAGCGGTGACATCTCGGACGCTCGAATTACGCAGACGGACCTCAACGACGACTTTTCCGGAACGCGCACGTGGCAGGTATCGCTGGAAATTCTGCCCGCACCGACCCTGCGCTGGGTGAATTCTTTCGTGTTCTACGTTAAAAAACTCAACTAAGGTATGGCACAAAAAGTAATCGCCGCAAGAGACTTTGATCTCTATCTCAACTTTGACGAAATTGGCGTCGTCTATAAAGTTGAGACTGGCGCCAATTTCAGCGCAAACATCTCCGGAACGACCGACGACATCGGAGCGTTCTCTACCGACGAGCCTATCGCAACGGACAATGGCGGTAACACGTACGACATTTCGTTCTCGTTGCAACAGGCCGAAGCCCTCACGATCCTTGCTGCCCTCGCCGCGGCTACGCAGAACCGTGTAGGAGGTCCTATCTGCCACATCCGTCAGATTGTCGAATCGGCGACTATCACGGCTGTATGGCACAAACGCCGCGACGTACCCGCGACGTCCACTACCGAAACGTACGGTCGTTGTACCGGCGTTGAGGAATCGGACGGCGTAGAACGTCGGGGCACCGAGACGCTTAAGTCGTGGCGGTTCCGCGCCCGGAGTAAGAGCGTCAAAACGTCGGTATCGGCGTAAACACAGGTATGCGGGCTTTGATCGGCCCGCATATCACTACATTTTTTAAACAAAAGCAGGATGGAAAAAGAAATCAAATTGCGTAAAGTTACGCTTAAAAAAGTGCTGACGCCGGAGAGCGAGCAGGACTTTACCGTAGAGGTAGTACCGTTTAACCGTCGGAACGACGATCATGTGAAATTTGCGTTCGATTACATCGACATGCTCGGGCGCAAACCGTCGCCGTTCGAAACGGAGAGCGACGCCGCGCGTGCGTATGCCATGCTTTTCATGGCGCATAAAGCCGACGATCTTAACGATCAGAACAGCGCAATTTCGTGTGTGCTGTCCGACGTACGCGCGTGTCGTGTGCTCCTCTTTCAAGCCGAGACGCAGAAAGAGTTTCACGATTTTTTCGTCAACGACTAACATACCCTATCGGGGATGTTGAGGGGGTCGAAGACGATAAGCAAGAGGAAGCAAAACGTATTGCGCAAAACTTTAAGATCATCAAGCAGGCAAAGGAGCGAGACCCGTATTTCATCAAACGGGTATTCGTTTCCCACTACTGTAACATCCCGTATCACCTTATGTTAGATGGGGACCTGTACCCCATGACGTTGTTAGAGGAACTTTTTGCGGCGTCGTATTACCTAATACGTAACTTTGAGTTGGCCCCGTGGGCCACAGGTAATTTAGAAGACCGTGTAGAAAAACTGGTAGAAGATGGCAGGATATAATATAGTACTGGATTTAGGGGGCAATGCGGTTTCTCGTTCGGAGAAATTGGCGGCTAACCTCGGGGTAGCGGCGGCAAACGCAACTACCCTCGCGGCGGCATTACGTTCCGTTGGAACGGCGGCCGCCGCTGTCCCCGCCCGTACTATACGAGTAGGGGCCGTCCCTACTGGTTCGTCTGTTCGCGGACGGTCTTACGCCGCTGACAACGGACGATTCCGGGAGTACATACAAGGTATGACGCGACAGAGCGACGCAATGCGCTCGATGTCACGTTTTTACAAAGAGCAGGAGCGCGTAACCCGTTCACGTTACACCCGTCACCGTAATACCAATATCTTTTCGTATGGTACCGGGTTCAATCTCGGCGGTTTCAGCGGGCGTTTCTCGACAATTTTACAACCGGACGCTAACGGCAACATTCTCGGCATGAACGCTGAGAAGTTAATGCGGGGTGTAAACGTAACGGCTATCGCTACATCTATGGTGGCGAAGATCGGCAAAGGCATACTCAAAACGATGGCGTACTCAACGGCGGTACCACTTGGTGTGGGGGCGTTAGGTATGAAAGGCATGATAAGTATGTTACAGTCCGAGGGCTTTGCTTCCGGCGTACGTCTTATCTCACGTCGACATCAAGCACGCGCAGGTCTCGGTGCGGGTTTTGAGCAGGCCAACTCTAACGCAGACTTTTTGGCCGCAAGTTACGGTTTGGACCGCAGTACCGCGTTGAGCAGTATCAACGTTCTGTCGGGACTTGGTATCGGCGGGTCCGGTAAAACTAAGGTTTCGCTTGCGCAGGCAACGAACCTTACGAAAGTTGGCGGTCTTATCTCCCAACAGGCGGGCGTACCGTTTGAACGTGTAATGACCAACATCCAGCAGTTGTTGGTACAGGCGTCTCCGAACATCCGAGACATCCGCGAGTTGCTCAACCAAGCCCCCGTACTCGGTAAGTACGCGCTTAAGGAGATGGAGGAGCGAGGTATGCAGGGTGTAGATGTGCGCACCTTTCTTAAAGACCAAGGCGCTCTTTTATCAGTCCTCCGTCGTTACGAGTTGGACAATGCGTCCAATGCAGGTATGCGGGCACGCGGTCAGATTGCACTCGCGCAACAGGACTTTTGGGCCAAGATAGCTGGAAATAACGACGTATGGAGCTACGTTGGTGGGGCTGGTGCAGGTCTTATTAACTCGGGAGGGAACGCCGTAAACTCACTTCTTTCTACCGTTGTCAATAACGACGCATTTCGCGTAATGGTTAAGCGGGTTGAGAACTTGTTCGAAAATTTCGAGGATAACGGGACACGGCTCGTCGATAAACTTATTACGTTTATAGAACGTGCTGGAGAAAAACTCGGCCTCGATCTCGGGGATTCACAGAAAGCCAAAATAGCGAACGACAAAGAACGTGCACTCGATGACCTTCGCTATAACCGCACTTTTCGTAAGAATTTCGAAACTACATTGGATAGTGCCGGGCTTCTTAAAGACGTATCGCCGAGTATGCGTGGCAAAGCCATCAATGACTATCTGTCGCAATACCTCGATGCAATAAAACGGGACGAAGACGTACTAAATGTAGTACGGGGTATAGGCACGTTACGCGATGCAAACGGCCCGTGGACACCAAGTCAGCGGAGAAAAGCGAATGAGGCTACGGTTGATTGGGCCGCGGGACTTGCGTTTAACTCCGATTCAACCGCTGTTTATTATCCGGTAACGGGTAATTACAAAGGATATACGGGTGTTAAGCATTCCGGAGCGTGGGACAGAGCAACGTTGCGCAATCCAATGACTGCGAACGCGGCGTACGCTATTGACTACGCGGACCTTGGCGAATCGCTCGGAACGTTTATTAAGAAATTAACGGACATCGCCCCGGGCGCATTACCCGCGATAACAGGTGCGGGGGCTACTGGGTCGGACCTTTCGGGTTTTAACAAAGACCGTCGCAACCTCGAAATTCATTTCCACGACGCAATCGTGAAGTGGACTTCGAACATAAGTACCGACGACCCGCAGGAGGTCGTGGCAGAAGTTAAACAGAACATCGACCAAATTGCGTCCGAAGCTATCCAAAAGGCTATGCTTGCCGCAACAGGTAAGATGGGAACACGTTGGATATAGGTATGGGAATAGTCAGAGACGCAATAGAAACTACCACCGAATCGGTCCGGGGTGCGATCCAAAACTCCGGGCCGTACAAGGTGGCCAACCGTGTGATCGCCGAGACGCTCGACGCACGCGACGCTGTTCGAAATACCGCCGTACTCGCTTTATCGAAAACGTGGATCGGCATAAGCCAAGTCTTGCCCGCGCAGACGGACCGTGCACAGCAACAGCAGAACGCCCGTAACATACCTTTCACTCGAAAGGAACAAGTCGTTAACGGGTTGGAACGTAGGTCCGGTCCGGAGTTGGATCGGTACGACTACACAAAACTCTTTTCGTTGCAGATCGGCGACTATTTTATGCCGATGTCGCAAACGTTTAGCGTGAAAGCAAAGAAACGGTTAAACGTCTCGGCCCTCGTTGACGGGCCCGACATTATCCAGCAAACTCGTAAAGAGGCTAAGACGATTAACTGTACGCTTCGCCTTACGTTGAGAGACAACCAGCCAAACCTCCAAATCATGGAGCGGCTGGAGAACGAAGCGGAGGCAAAAGTCGCAGAGTTGTCAAAGTTTCTCAACGAATTTTACGAAAAGGATCAGATTCTGCGCATACGTAACCAAAAAATTAACGAAACGCACGGTATCGAGTACGCGATAATCACCGAGTATACGGACACGCCCCGAGTAGGTATGGGGACGTATCAGTTCGAGTTTACTCTTACAGAGGTGAAATACGGGGAAAACGTTGTTACGTTCAACCTACGCGAGGTCGATTCGGATGCTGGCAACTATTAACTATGAATTCGAACTACCTTATCTGCCACAACGAGGTATACATAGAGGGTATTTGGGTAGGACAGTTTGAATCGTTCGTGCTTACCGGGAACGATAAGCAACTCGGCGATTCGGCTGTTCTCACCTTACCCTTGTACGCTATCGGTATTGAGCAACAGGGGGAGGCCCGCTCGCGTATGCGTGAGGTCTTTAAACCCAATGTTATCAAACCGTTCGCGCACGTTGAGGTGTATATGTGGTACGAGGGGTATACGAAAATGCGTGTGTTTAACGGGTTGATCGAGCAGGTTGTAGAGGGCTTCCCCACTACGCTATACCTGCGCGACTTCACGCTGATCCTCAAATTTGGTCGTGTCCAAAAGGTATGGGGCGACGTGAAAATGACGAAGATCATGCAGGACATCCTGCCCATCGCAAACGAAGCGTTCGCAAAGGAGCGTGAGAACATGGGTTTTGATATAAACCCGAACATACCGGAACTGACGTATACAACCGACGGACCGTTTGTACAAGCTACGACCAGCACGTTCCCGTTTAACAACCCGGTCGATTTCAGCCCGTACGATACCGTACAGCGGCTTATGCAGTTGATGGTTTTGTATGGAGGTGTGACGGACGACGGGAAAGTGTACATAGGAGGTTTGACGAAAGACAGCACCGCCCCTGTTGAGAAACTCAACACGAAGTATAACGTTTTTGGCGCAGACCTTATCCGTGAAGATTCACGTTTCATTAACTATGAAGTTAAGGTTACGGGCATCCTCAAAACGGGCAAGCGGTACACAGCGACCGGAGGTTTGCGCACGTCGCGTAGCACGAAGCAAAAAAGTGAACTGGACAAAAGGTATGCCGAGACGATACGTAGCTACTCTACGTTGGATAGCGTAACGGAGTTGGATAAGTTTGCGGACAAAATGTTACTGTCTTTACAGGGACGCAGGAACAAAGGCAAACTGATCCTCCCGCTCTATCCAAAGGTAGACCCTTTGCAGACGGTTGAGTTTACACACACGCTGTTCCCGGAGCTATCCGGACAGTACTACGTATTGGAGTATCAACTCAAAGGTGATGTTAATGGTTTTTTCCAAACGTTAACTGTCACCGATAAAGTATTTGCGATATGAGTATTAAACGTGTTAGTTACGACCCGGCCGAGGAAGCGGGAGGCGATTTCGGCACGTTCCTCGCGCAGATGTTCTCCACCGTTCGCACCGTGCTTGTCACCGTCAAGGAGGTAGACGCGGCGAACGGGGTCGCGCAGGTTTACCTGTTTGAGGAGGACAAGACGTTCCCCGTACCTTTGTCTTTGTACGGGACGGAGGAATACGGAACGACGTGCGTACCTACCGAGGGGTCCGCCGCTCTTATTACATATATCGATGGGGACCTTAACCGTCCGGTGTTTGTGGGTATCTCGGAAGCCGACAAATGGGAGTTTAAGCGCGGGCAGACTGTTGTAACGTTTACGACCGACCCCGACGACTCGTCGAAAGACGAGGTGAGTGTGACAGTCGGTAACTCTAAGGTACGCATGACACCGGACCTTATCGAATTGAACGAGGGGTCGTTAGACGGACTGGTGATCGTGGGGAAACTTACGGAACGATTGAACAAACTGCAACAGCAGATCGACCAAATACAGTCTGCCATAGCGTCGCACACGCACACGGTATCAACCACGGGGTCCGCGACAGCGCAAACAGGTACTACAACAGGTACCACCTATTCGAGGGTGGGTGTTGACAAGTTCAACAACAGCGACTACGAGAACGAAAAAATTAAACAGTAATGAAAGGTATCTTATACGACTTCGACGTTGCAGACGTCAACATATCGGGAGATGGGTTTAGCGGCCCGTACGAAGAGTTTGGCGTAAAAACTCCTACTCGTTTGGGTGTCTTCTGTAACTTCTATAAATCCGTAATCACGGATATGCGCCCGGTCAAAATTACAGCAGAGATACGTTGTAACTACGAACTGTGGCAAGGCCCGTATTTGAACTTTGTCATGGACGCAAACGTAGGCAAAGCGAAACGTGTAGAACTCTCTATACTCAACACGATTGGCGAATATCTATACATCGCCCCCGGTGGCACAGGTGTTACATCTGACGCTTTTTTGCAGATACGTGTGGTTAAAATTGAATCGATCAATTTTAACGACCCCCCGGTTGTATTCCCGGACGGCGTTTGGACCGAAAGCGAGAATACATACCGGGTCAATAACGATACGACTATGTACCAAACGCCAAACGTCCCGGCTAACTCCGGACCGTTTACAAAGGGTATCATCGACAACCAAAATGTCGCACTTATCGCCGTGTCACAGGTATGCCGCATCACCAAGCCCGAGATAGGTGCACAGATCGGGGCGCGGATTATCAATCGGCGTGCGGGTGAGATCGCTGGGGTACTGGCCGATGCAAAGAAGCAGGCACAGAAAGACGGCGCGACAGATGTCTCTATCGAACTGATCGACGAACAACTTTTATTCACGGGACGCTATGAAGATTAAAGAGAATACGACTATTGTCGACGTCGCGTTTAACCTATACGGCTCGCTGACGGGCATCCCCGCCATCCTGCGACAACTGCCCGTCAGCGAACGTATTGGTTTCGATACGCTACCCGGTATGGGTGAGGATGTTGCAGACATCGGCCAAACGTGGACGCCGGACCTTGCAGGTAAGGACGTAACTATTAAGGTTGAGAAAGTGTATAACACGCTCGGCGTTGCGAAAGCCCCGTACTCCACAGACCTTTACCGGATCGGGGCCGCTGTAAGGTATGGGGAAGGGATTATCGAAACGCTTTTAAATACGTAATATAATGGCAGAGTTTTTTACCAAGTCGGAACTTACGCGCTCCGACGTAGCGAAAGAAAGGGGGATTGACAACACCCCTACACCCCAAGCGTTGGCCGCACTCGACGCTTTGATGTGGAACGTACTGGACCCGATCCGTCGAATGTGGGGGCACCAGATCATCGTCAACAGCGGGTACCGATGTCCGAAGTTGAACGCGGCAGTCGGCGGCTCCGCAACGTCGCAACACATGAAAGGTGAGGCGGCGGATATTACGGCGGGCGATCCGGAGAAAAACAAGGTACTATTCGACATGATCGCACGCTCCGCAATCCCGTTCGATCAGTTGATCGACGAAAAGAACTACCGTTGGATTCACGTTTCGTACCGCCCTAACGGACGTCGGAGCGTATTACACCTATAAACTATGGGAGCAGTAACCACAATTACTAACGCGCTGAAAGCCGTACTGCCCACGTTCGGAACGACGAACGCGGACATCGAGAGTAAAATCATCGATGTAGTAGGTACGTTGGCCGACAGCGAAGCGATGGAGCGTAATAATACGTTGAACGTTATCAACGAAGCGCTCGCAAATCAGAAGATCACGACGGTGGAATACTACCGTCGGAAAGCCGTTGCGTTCCAGTACAGCGATTCGTTGGTCTATGATCCGATCAATCAAGGTGGGTATTACGACACAATCGACACGGAGAAACAGATCATCAAGCAGGCATACGTTGTCGGTGCTTATCCGAACTGGACCTTACTTGCCAACGCACTCGGCACGAACGGTCATCTGCGGAAACTCACCGCCGACGAGTTGTCCTCGTTGCAGACCTATTTCAAAGCGTTCCAACCGATGGGGCTGGAATTGAACGTTACGTCTATGGACGTTGCGAAGATCACCGACCCCGGCCTTATCATCTATGTGCAGACAGGTACGGACGCACAATACGCCGCAGACCAAATTACGGCAAACCTGTTATCACACGAAGCGACCCTGCGAGAGACCAATACCGTCACGTTGACCGAGATCGTGGACGTAATTCAGCAGTATGAAAAGGTACGCGCGGTAAGTTTCGGCAATCCTGTCGCAACGGAGGTTGCGCTGGATGGAAGTACTCGTACTGTCAAACCTGTTGACGGTATCTTCAACCTCACGAACGGTGCGTTTACGTTTGCCACACCGATCACTACGGCACTTATTAAAACGCTTGCGTAATGTTCCGATACATCGACATGCCTAAGTTGGTTGCGTTCTACCTGCGGGAGTTTTCATACGACGCAGGTGGGAACGCTTCCAACTTATACAAATTCGTCTTCTGCCTTTGCCTGCCGTTCGTCTCACGCACGTTCCGTCGTGCAAGACTGATCGCGTTGGCGATAGCGGAATGTACCAACAGCCAAGACCAAATTACTCGGGTCTTGGAGAAAATCACAGGTGCGAAAGCCGATTATATTTCACTCGACGATAGCTACTATCTATCGTACGACGGCACGGGCAATACGCCGGAGTTCCCTTACAACGTGTTAAGCGAACCGTTGGTACCATTCAGCGAAACGCCTAACCAACTGTATATGTACATCGATCTTAACGGTGCATCAGAAGATGAGGTACGTGCATACCTGCAACTACTTATACCGTTTTACGTTAAAGTAAACTTAGTTTTTGGTCCTAAACCTTAATAGTTATGTCAATTCTCAAAATTAATAGCGCAAACCCCGGCGTAAAACGCCCGTTAAAGGTCGAGGACCTTGCAAACCTGTGGGAGGGTATCGAAAGTGCGTTGGCACAGGGGACAGATGGCAAACCGCGTATCATTTGTGGTTTCGACACGAATGATTATGACGAGTTGGAGCCGGGTATAATAGCGTTCAACGGACATCTCTATATGTACGATGCCGAGTTGAGCTTACAGGTGGGTTCCGATATATACGCCGCAGAGATTTCTACGGGTGATACTCGTGTGCTGGGAGACGGTACGACGCAAATATTCTCCTACGCGCGTGTTATCACGACCAGTTCGACCGCACCGGGTGCGGTTCTTATTGGCGAGGCCACGCTTGAGAACCTCGAAGCGTGGAAAGCACCCCTTGCAATCCCCGGGTCGTCCATTCTCACGAATATGATACGCGACTTGGCTATAACGACGTCGAAACTCGCCGACGAATCGGTAACGGGCGAGAAGATCGCCGACGAATCGATAACCGGCGGTAAGCTCGCCGACGGTGCGTTGGGGACAATGCAACTCGCGGACAGCGCTGTCACGCAATTCAAAATGGACTATGTGGTACGCCCGTGTCTGATCTCGTCCATACCTTTCGAGTTCTCCCCCAGTTCCACAAACCTCCAACCCAAACTATCCAATCTTATGATAAGCCCGTCCGTCTCCGGGCAAGGTGTGTGGGAGACGAAGATTCTGAAACTCGTAAACATTGCGACGTCCGGTCTTATGCTTACGGTTGCACTAAATGACTTAGGTTCGTCCTATGAGGATATGCCTGCAATCATCCCTATTATGGTATCGCACACTAACCCGGACGTTTCTATAACGGTAAGGTTCTCCTACCCCGATCCTATTGAGGGTGGTATACGTTTCACCGTACCGTACACGTTACAAGACGGTAAGGGTATGCAGGTCATGCTGGCAAAGTGTTCGACAAGACCATGCTACTTACCCATTTCTGTAATACAAGAGGCGTAATATGAAAATCGTATATAACAACATAATCCCTTTTAAGGGGTTTGCGGCGATCAATCTGTTCGGAGTAATATTTGCACGCAAAGAATGCCGCCCGTTATCAACATCAACTGTGAATCACGAAGCGATTCACACGGAACAGATGAAAGAGTTGCTATATATAGGCTTCTATGTATGCTACGTCGTAGAGTGGCTGGTACGTCTCTTTATGAAAGGTAACGCATACCGTAACATCTCGTTCGAGAAAGAAGCGTATAATTGTCAACATATACCCAGCTACACGCAAATCAGACAACGGTTTGCTATGTGGAGATAAGAAAAGCCCGACTATTTGTCGGGCTTTTGCCGTTTTAAACGTTTCTGTTTGTCACGCTGTCGCGCACGTTTCTGCCTACGCATCGGAACGTTGTCGTCATACAACTCAATCGTGTAGGCTGTACCGTCATCGTTCCACAATCTTCTGATAGGTCTGTCCGTCATACTTCATAGATTATGTAAAAATCTTTCCACGAAAGTTCACGACCGTCGGGACGGCTTAGGGGCTCTCCGCCCCATCCATACCAAGTATGTACGAGGTCTGCGTCCAAACGTCCGCACCAGCATTCGTTGTGTCGCTCAACGTAAACCGTATAGATGCCACACGACGCGAAACCAATGTCGCCGTTTGTCAACTTCTCGGTAAGTGCTTCTTTGACCCAATCGGGTATTATCTGTGCCATACTATAAATCTATTATCCATTCGATAAACACTACCAGTAGTCTGAGAAAGAAACAGATGAAAATTAGTGCTCCTGCGCATACTGACAGTAGCAGTAGAGTAAAAACGATCCAGTCCAGTATCATTACATTGAAGTGTAAAAAGTTTCTGCGTCGCGCTCTTTGCGCTGTAAAATTTTGAGTACTTTCTCGTCGATTGTTCCACGAGTGATAAGATGGATGATACTCACGGTTTCACGTTGTCCGCTTCGATGCAGACGTTTGTTCAACTGTGCGTAAAGTTCGGCGTCGTATGTAAGGCTGTACCAAACGACTACTGACCCGCCAAACTGTAAGTTGAGCCCGTGGCCTACACTCGCCGGGTGGACCAGCGCCATGCCGATCTTCCGGGCGTTCCAATCGGCAATGTCCTGCGGCGTATCGAGGCGTCGGGCCGTCGGGAAGGCTTTTTTTAACTCCTCATACTCGCTCTTAAAACCATAGGCCACGAGCAATCCCCCGTCATACGATTCTCGGAGGTCTTTGAGAGCCTCTATTTTTTCGGTATGCACCACGTCATACGTTTCGTTCGTATCGTCCAAGTACACGCACCCGGATGCGAACTGACGTAGTTTCATACCGAGCGACGTACGGGAGAACGCAAGGAATGTTTTCTCATCGCCCCCGTAAGGTTTGCCCCCGTTCTCCTTTTCGAACGCAAGTACGTTTGTCTCTTCGAACGTTTTGTACTCGCTCATCCGCTTTTTAGGTAGATCGATATACACGTTCTTATAAAGGCACTCCGGTAAGGCGACACTATTTTTGACGATGTACACCAAGTGCCGACAGTCGCTCATCAGTTGATCCACCTGCGACGGGTCTACCTCGTAAATCGACACAACCCCATTTACTTGGTATTTCACACGACAGTAGCGACGGTAGAACTCTCCGAGCGTACGGCCTAACGCCGCTCCGCCGTCCAACAGGAAACATTGATGCCACAGACCTATGTACCCGTTATGTACAGGTGTGCCGGACAAAAGGATGCGACGCGGGACCTTGTTACAGATACGCCGGGCTTCACGACTGCGTAACGATTGCTTATGCTTCATTAAGGTCGATTCATCGATGATGACGCAGTCCCAACAACCGTGCGGGATTTCCTTAATGCGGGTCACGCTACACACGCATACCTTATGCGGTTCCGGGGACATAAGGAACAACTTCACGTCCAACGCTTTTTCACAGTAACGCACGTTGAGGCCCATGTTGAACGTAGCCGCTTCCTGCGACCACACGCTCGATGCTACACGTTTTGGGGCTATTATAAGTATGTTCTTTAAGCCCTCTCGTACGATCAAAGCGGCGGTCGCAGTCAGCGTTGCCAACGTTTTACCAGCACCCATCGGCGCGACGATCAGAACGTTTTTACGTTCCATCTCTACACGCACGATGCTCTTTTGGTATTCGCGTAACTCTACCATCTGTTACGTTTTTTGTACTCGTTCCATTCACGTTGCTTTACCACTTTACGGTACAGGATATGCACCAGTATCACGAGTGGCGCAACGATCATGACAAGCAGTATCATACACACGAAGTACATCATACGGCGGCCGTCCAGTTTGCGAGGAAACCATCGAGGAACAGGATGTGATGACGAAGCGCACTCGAAATGTTCAGTACGTCGTTCTCGGTGGTGGGATCGAAAAAGCCCTCCCGCACTCCGCTGTGAATGCTCTCGATAAGCACGTTGAGTTCGTTGCGTGTACGTTCAACCATCAGTTCTGCCCCAATTGCGATTTGCGGGTCTTCCGCAACGATTGACCTTTCGACAAATTCGGACAAACCAATGTAAGGCACGCCGCCGATTACACGTTGCGTCTCGGCCACCTTGTCGGCGGCATCGAGGAGTGTCTTCCACACGTCGTCGAACTCCAAATGGAGTGAACGGAAATGCGTTCCCGCCACCAGCCAATGCCGGCCTTTTACATTCATCGCTACTACTTCGATAGTCGCCAGCAGGATGTTCAGTGCGTCCTGCTGTTCGTCATTGTTTGTTCTTGCCATAGCTAATACGTTTTGTAAGATAATGTTTGAAGTTCTTTAAGGTTATGTACAGGTACGTCTAATACGTACGTTTCGATTCCTTGCTCTTTAAGCATTTTGTGAAAGAATACTTGCGCTTCTGTGCATACCTTTCCCGTGGTCTTAGTCTCCACGTAAAAGGTATGTCCGTTACAATGCACGAGATAGTCCGGTATACCCTTGTTGGTTATCGGGTGCATCTTAAAGATAAGGCCGTCGGCCTCCTTTATTACGTTGAGTAGGTATTTCGCAACGAGTTTTTCGCTATAAATTTTCTTACTCATAGTCGTTAAATTTATGCGTTCCTGCGTCCGGGTCAATCGTCACATCCAACGTGACTACCCGTGTCAGATTATCATCGACGTAATTGAGTACGTCGTTTGCGAGCACAAAATCTCCCTTATCTACAATTACTGCCGTAACAAGATATTCGTGCTTGTCGTATGCGTCGCAAAACGCAGGAAATGTTGAGGGGTTAACCTCCACGACGTGCTCCCCGTTGGTCGCAAGTCGTTGCACAGCGGAGAACTTATAGTACGGCTTGTTCGAAAGGTTAATTATCATGGCTTTGCCAACTCTTTAAGTTTATCTTTAAAGTATTCGCTACGTATTTTGTACACCATAGAATGGCGTACCTTTAACTTAGGCATAATATCCTTTACGCTCAAACCTTGTTCGAGGAGGATGATAACCGCCAGTTGTATACAATGGGGGTAGTTGTATTCTACAATTTCGTCCCAAAACGTGGGGAATTTGTATTTCTCTTTTATCACCCCCATGACGGCGTCATAGTTGGGTATCTTCTGCAACTCTTTGATGGGTCGCGTCTCGAAACTGTACAGCGCGTAACGTATACGCGCTAACGGTACAGTCTCGTCCATAAGCATGGACATAGCCAATATCGAACCGTTCTTATCGTTTCGGTCCACCAAACGTCTTGCCGTCCATGAAAGATAAGGTGCGTGGCCAAACTTGGCGAGTTGCTCACATAGAGCGTACGGCACCTTGAATTTCGACATCTCTATGTAAAAAAAGTCTACTACCGGATTCATACTATTTATTTTTTCTTTTTCTTTTCGGGGTTTCTTATCCATGCAAGCGAGGACCCATAAATACCAAAGATACGTTTTTTCCCTGTCGGTCGGTATACTTGGGTCGCACGTATTGCATCCGCTACTTTACGACCTATGGCCGTGTTCATTTCTTTGCGTTCGTACCCGTAGAACTCTCGTGCTACCTCCTGCGTACAAATGTACTCCCGAGGTTTGCCAGTCCATACCTCTTTTTTATCCTCCCAATAATCTTTATGTTCAAACGTTGACATCTCCTCCCAATTATCGGGGACGGGCATGTTAAGATAATCGAGCAATGAACCGAGGTCTAAGTCTTCCGCACGATGCACGTTACGCACCTCTCGCGCTTGCTCCTCCGCCTCCTGCGACAATACGGGCAACACACCTTGTAAATAGTAGTGTACGGCTTCGGCCCAATATTTATCTACGAGATCGAGGAACGAATTGTCGTGCACGCTTATCGTAATACGCTCCGGATTGCACATCAAACCCCACCAACGCCGACCGTCCTCCGACGGGTCGTCGAGAAAAACGACGTCGTTCGACGAAGCGATAAATACGCATTGACGCTTGTACGTCTTTGTGTATTTAAGGTATGCCGAGCGATAGCGATCTTCACCTTTGGTTACGAACGCTTTGCGGCTGTTGGTGGATCGGTTTTGCACACCGTTCAACTCGGGTATCTCCATGATCCACACGCCGCGCAACTGCTCGTACGCCTCCTTACTGCCGTTAAACGTGTAGAACGTATCGCTACCCCATAACTTCGCCATACGTCGAATGAAACGCGACTTACCAAGACCTTCCTCCGAGACCAACACAGGTATGTAGTCCATCTTTGATGCGGGCATGAACACACGTCGTACCGCTCCAACGAAAAACTTTATGCCTACCTCGCGTGAGTACAACGTATCAGCCACACCGAAACAGTCGATAAATATCGTCTCCAAACGTTTCTCGCCGTCCCATTTAAGCGAGTTAAGATAGTCACGCACGGGGTGAAAAGCGTTTTTATGCTCAACGATGTTCAAAGCATCGTTCAATACGATACGGGAGTCGAACTCGTATTTTTCCTCGAAATGCAAACGTAGATAACTCTCGTCCACATCCTCCATGTCGATGTACTCCTGCAAGTTCTTACAATCCTCGTTATCCGTACGCACCTGTGAGGTACGCCAGTAAGGTAGTCTTTTCAACACGGGCATCTCGGAGAACTGATCGTACCCAAATACGTCCCGCACGTCGGGATCGTAGGTGAGGATCAATTCCGCGTTTTTCAACGTTTTCGTAAGATTGCCCTTATTGTCTACCTCCAAACGTTCGTTAAGGATCGCTTTTGCTTCCTCGTCAGACATGCTGTCCAACGTAAGCCTGTGTGCTTTCCCGCTGTCCGGCTTAATGCCGAGAGAGTCGCAAAGCGCGGCCATCGCCGCTTCACCCTGTTTACCCTCTCCGAACTTGTATAGACGCACGGCATCATACGCATTGTGGCACCTACCTAAATAGGGGTCGGACGAGTGATTGGAGTACAAATATTTGTCCTCGTAGATCACACCTCCACCGTATGTCGTTGCACCTGCTAACGTGTATCGTCCGTTGTTAGTAGGCAACCAAATATCCGATAGGTATGTATCGATCGCTTCGCGTATCGTATACTTCGAACAGAATCCACCGATAATGCCGCCCTTAAATTTGGGGTCCTGCACACGCACCTTTGTGGGCACCTCTATACCGGATAGGTCACGCCAGTTTTTAAGTTGTCCCAGTATCTCGTCTGCGTCCAACGGTTCACCGTCCTCGTGCGCATCGAAGTAGTACTTTGCGTCTTTCGGTACGGACGGCAGGAACATGATACGATTAAAGTCGAACGTCGACGTGTCGAGGGGCAATTTGAACTGATCGTGTAGTATGCGCATTATTGCGGCATACTCGTCCGCAACTACAATACGAGACAACGGCGCGACTACACGATAACGTGGTTCTGTCGGTGTCGAACTGTGGGTCGAATGTATGATATACTGACGACCGTACAGCCATGTGTGCAAACTTTTCAACGTCTCTACGTCAGCCTCGTCTATGTCTATAACGAGTAACTGACGATACGCTACCTTACGTTTAGTTACAAGCCCTCCTATGAAAAAACCTACGTCCTTTACTTCGACACGCTGGGCTTTCGTCATGTCTGAGTACTGCCGCATAGTCTCTTGCGTATATACGACGTCCTTTAGACGTTTGACGATCTCGGGCCACTCCCATTGATATTGCTGTTGTACGCTTGTGGCCGTACGTTTTGCTCCTAACGCTATGTCATAAACCATAGTTGTTTTTTTTTTTTACTTCCACACTACTACCATACTCGGAAACGGTGCGCTATTTTGCGCGTTGCCGAATTTCAATCTACCTTTTATAAAACGTATTTCTTTCGCTTTATGGTAAATGAAATCGTGAAAATACCGCGTATCGGTCCGTGCCGGAATAAGGGCTACTACAATCGTATTAGGCTTTTGCGATTCTGTGTAACACTTCTTTACCCATTCTTTTATCGCTTTCCCGTACGGAGGGTTGCAAAACACGGTCTCCCCCTCCCAGTTTTGTTTCAAACCGTTTTCTACGACCGTGTAGAACTTCTCGCACTTAGCGTTTTCCGCAGTAGCGCACGGGTCCAACGTAAAACTGAACTCTACGTTCAGTTTATCGAAAAAGTCACGTGGGGTCGCCCATAAATCGGTAGCACTTGAAAACATTACATTAGTATTCATTCTTTTTTTTACTCTAACACCTCGAACCCCTCTTTACGCACCTTACGAATAGCGTTTTTCAAATTCAACGCTTGAACGTACATGCACCCGTCGCGTACTTGCACACGGGTTCTGGTACTGACGCCAATCTTTTTCGTCTTCTCATTATAATGATAAGAGTATTGCGCATCTATCTCGGCTACTTGCACGACCTTTGACTTTGAGTTATACTCAAACAACGTAAGACCGGGATGGCGTATTACCGTCCCCAAAAATCGGTGCTCCTGCTTTTGAGGCTTGGGCGCGACAACCGCGTCCTTTGTTTTAAGTTTATCGAGTTCCATATTACTTTATATTTCCACGTTGATCTAACTCTCGAAAAATGCGTCTCTCTCCCCAATCGCCGCTAAGTAATTCACATATATGCACGTCTTTACCGTAACATAATTTGATTAACGAACAGTTATAACACGCATTGTCCCCGTCTATAAAACAAAGGGCGTGAGTGATTCCGCATATGGTTACTTTTACGTCTTTCATACACGTTCGAAGTAAAACGATTTGTCGAGGTCTGCCCCGCTCAATTTACAGATCGGATCGGTCCAATCGTTACACACCAAACTCAACGAACACAGATCGCAGTCGTGCGCACCGTTTGATTCAGTATATACGAGTTTATGGACCTCGCCGTCAATGGTTATAGTTACGTCTTTCATATCGGTTAGTTATTTAATGTATCGGTCAGAATAGAATCCGTCGCCTGTCGTAACAAGACCCGGTGCCCACTCGATGGGCCGCTCCATCTCTTGTATAAGGTTTGCGTACGCCTCAGCGCCATCGTCGACAAGATACCACACTTCGTCATGGACGGTACCCACACACTTATATGTGCAGTATGCGTTTTGTACGCGACGCATAATATCGACCAGTATGTCGCGTGCTATCGCCTGTACAATGTTCTCCGTCAACACTCCGCCCCATAGCTTCGTCCGCACGGCGTGTTCTCCGCCTCGGGAGTAATCGAGGTAATACAAATCGTGCCGTTCGTCCATGTGCACGCCTTTATAGTATAAGGCACGCCCGCTGGGTAAAGTAATCGAAGCGGTTCGACCGTCATACTTAAAGACGAGACGCACGTTATCGACAACGGTTACACGGCATACGCTCGATCTCAAAGATTCACGGAACGCACGCTCCAGCCTACGCCACAAATCGCAAATTTCGGGGTTTGCTCCACGCCATTTACGCACGATCTCCGTAACTTTTTCAAGCCCTACCGTGCGGAAAAAGTCCGGCGCAACGCGGTCGATTGCGTTCGGACCCCCGCCAAACCCCAACCCGAGTTCCGCGCACTTACCCATCTGTCGCTCCGGCATACCTTTGTGAACCTCCGGGATGTTGAACATACGCTCGGCTGAACGCGAATATATATCCTCTTTGTTGATGAAAGCGTTCATGCGCCATTTGCATTGCGCAAGCCACGCCGTTACGCGCGCTTCGATCTGCGAAAGGTCTGCACACACGAAGTCCTTACCCGCTCCGTAGATGCACAAACGCAGATGCTTACGCAGGTGGTCGTAGCTTTGTACCTTGGACAGGTCTGTCGACGTGTCGTCTCCTCCGTGTGCAAAATTTTGCAACTGCACGCCGCGACTACTCCAGCGGCCCGTGTGGGCGCCGTGTCCTACGAATTCACCATGCAGACGGCCGTCCGGGCAAATTCGCTCGCGGGCCGTTTTGATCTTCGAAAAGGCGGCCCCGGTGGCTTGATCGCGCAACTCCAAAATAGGGTGCGTGACCCCCTCGCGTGCCTTTTTGTTGAGGGACGAGAGTGTCACCCCGCACGAGGCTAAAGCGGCCTGCACCTGCTTCGTAGATCGCAAATTCTCTACGCCGTACAGTCGTCGCGCCTCCTCGCCTGCATCCGTTGCGTATTTATGCGCGAGTGTCTCGATCTGCGTGGCGAGGTCCATATCGAACGGCACTCCATCGAAGTTCATGTAAAATGTAAACTGCATTACGAAACACTCGATGTTCGGAAGCGGAGACATAATTTTATATGCCTGTCGCATTACCTCCACGTCCGAAACTGCGTACAGTTTGAACAATAAGGTACGTTCGATTTCGATTATCTCCTGCCCGTATTGCATGACAGATTTTACCATAGGACTGTTGTGCAGACCTTGCACATATTCTAGACACACGCGCAGGTGCTCCGCCGTTTCGACGTCCCGCACGTCTTCGTTATATCTGCCTACACTCACCGATTTTTCGAACGACTCCGAAAAACGTTCTTTCATTTCGTTATACTGGGTGTCAGTAGGTACGCCGAACAAGTCCATCGAATCGGCGGGTGCGGCTTTCTTTACGGGTTTTGCGTAATGCAACATCTGTTCCGGCGAGGCTTTGGCCTGCGTTTTGAGTACGTTGGCAAGAAAGCCCAACTTACGGGGCAAGCCGTAGTATGCCGCAACGTATGCGGTATCATACCAGTCACACAAACGCGTGTCGATACCTAATACATGGATCGCAATCGCCGCATCGAACTCGGCATTATGCGCAACTTTTAACGTATCGTAGTCCTCGATTGCTTTGTATACCTCCTCCGGCATTTCACGAGACGTACACGCCGTCTCGTCATTAAACGCCCACGAAATAAGCGTCATTTCCGTAGACGCATGGCGAGCATACCTATGGGACCCGACGTCCTGCACGTCCAACTCCGAACGTGTCTCGAAGTCAAGAAACAGAATTTGTTTATAGTTCTTGCGTATCATCGTTTTGTAATCTCCTCTATTACTTTGTAAATAAATGCGGATCGCTGTGCGTACCTGAGTTCGTAATATACCGCATTGAGCAACATACAAGCGTTCTTTACACTCAGTTGTTCCAAAGCGTTCAATTTTGCTTTATCTACGTTATATTGACGTTGCGTTTCTTTCCACACCATTACGTTAACAGGGTTGTTCCATGTGGCTACGACGGCCCCGCGGCTATGTATAACCGCGTTGTTCTCGAACTCATGCGCTACTATTGCACCCGGTACCGCGTAAGGATTGACTTTAGCGTTGTAAAGCACATGCGTACCTTTGGTACTATCGGTCAGATCATCGAGATTATCCAAACGTAAGTAATGATACCCGTATTCGTTCCGATACATGTAGCATAAATAACCCATCTCTTTCATACGTTTAATTTTTAAGAAATTTGCACGTTGTGCCGTCCCGCCCGGCGAGGCTTTCGCCTCTCTATGCAACGTGTCCCTTTTTAAAAAGGTAAGTCGCCGTTATCGTTTTCGATAGGTGCGCCCGGTTTTCAGGCGTATTCTTCGAGGTCGATATAATCGTCGACGTTGTTCGACGATCCGGCGATACGTTCACCGTCGGCATACTTCACCACAGCGTGAACATTGCAACCGATGCCCTGCGCGGTGGAGTTGTAATACGTCCAGAACGATACGTTTGCAATGATGTAATCGCCATCCTCCAGACGTTCGTCGGAAAGGTTTTCCACCGACACGTTCGGCATGGGCACACCGTTTATAATCATACGGCGTTGCATGTCCGATACCAACGGGCGGAAATTCTTGGACGCTACTTTGAGCATCATATACCCGCGAAACGCTTCTTTGCCGTCGTTCATATCGGCGAACTCGTCACCGTCAACCCAGCAGTTATTTTTAGGGTTGATCGCTTTCGCGTTCTTGCCTTTGAATCCTTTCGACTGAAGTTCTGCGAACGCTTCGGCGAAACGGTCGTTGATCTGTTTGACTTTGTCCTCGTCCGTCTTAGGCACGAGGATAATTGCGTTGTACTTGGGGTCGCCCTCCACACCCTTTACTGCCTTTTTCTCGAAAAGACCTGCGGGGTACACGACACGGCACACGGGTGCGCCCTTAATTTGAAATCTGTCCATACGTTTAAATTGTTTAATTGGTTTGAAATGTGTTATGCGTTTTTAAGCGCGTTAATGTAGTACTCTTTGAGACGTTTTTGTCCCTCGTCGTCATCCTCCGAGATGAAAATATGGGCGAGAGTAAGCACGTTTTTGTCCGTAACGTTCAGCGTTACGCCGTTGCTCACCTCAAACTGCAACATTATGCCTTGCACGAAGACCTGTTCGTGCAAATCCATGCAGTCTTTTACATAGTCGTGCAGGTCTTTGAGTGCGTCGGCCTCGTCTGCCTCCCCGATCAAGGCCTCCCACAGACCTTTAGACTGTTTGATCGTTTCGATCAGTCCGATGACGTGGCAGGCCGTCGATACGTCGGGATTCGGGAACTTTTCGACCGTGTTCCCGATCTTAACCTCCAAAGCGCCGTTTTCGTACTCAACGAATTTTGCGCTCATAAGAGCGTTCAAATCATAATAGCTTTTCATACGTTTAATTAAATTAAAGGATTTATAACGTTAGCGAGTTTACATAACTCGACAATACGTTCGGAATGGTTTAAGTAGTAATACGAACTTTTATGCAACAACGTAACCGGGAGTTCGTACCGACGGTCCGGCGTGTAGCCCGCACGAGTAAAAAGACCAATAAGATACTCTACGTTGCAATGGTTTTGGTAAGACTTACGTCGGTGAAACTCGTCGCGCGGCACCTCGTCCGTGAAAAATAAGTCCATCATGTCGCCCGTTGATAGCGTGTTATTACACTCTATATAAATATGATCGAAACGTTTGTCTTTCAACGCACGAATGATGTATTTTTCGTCCACAATTTCGTTAAAATCGGTAAGCCAAAGGATCGTTTGCGGTTCAGCGTATTCCGACCGTGCACACCTTTGTATCTCGAAGCCCACGCACGGGACGTCATGCCGCAAGGGGATGATCTTAACGGTGTATTGGAACTCATTGGAACACAGCACTTTAACGTCACCCGGGGTAAGGCTGGAGAATGCCAAGAAAGGCCATTTATGGGCTAATCTGTCGGCTGTCTCGGGGGTGCAGTAGGTAGGTAAGCCCCCCACCTTATCGAGGCATTTTGTGTGGTCCGTGTGGTTGTGAGTGAGTAATACATGCTCCCCTTTGGGCACCTCGGGCCACCCTACGTCAATAATCAGAAAGTCGTCGATTGATGCGGTGTTACCGCTACTACCGGAGTGTACTATATTTACGTTCATACCTTATACGTTTAACTTTGCACCGCTTGCGTTTTCGATCGCTTTGAGGACTTGATCCAATTTGTTGGCGTCACGTTCGGACAAAGCCGTGAACAGGTTTGTCAGTACCTTACGACGCAAGGCGTGGAATGTAGGATTTGCGAACGCATTAACGAGGTCACGACCGCCCCGTTTCTCGTGCACAACACGGAACTCACGCACGTTAAATTCGCTCATATCGTCCCCGTTAGGGAACTCGACACAAACGGTAAACCAGCCTTTGAACCCCGGCAGGCATTCGTCCGGCGACTCGACCCCGGACGAAAATACATTGCGTATTAGATCATTGATACCCTCGACGCTACCGCACTCCATGATGGTACGGGGTATATCAGCACACCCGAAACCGTACCCTATATATTTTAATGGTGTGTAGTACTTGCGCACGCTCGTTTGGATATAATTTGCGTGCACCGTTACCGTTAAGACGATGTTATTCATGGCTTAATTATGTTAAATTATTAGGGCCCGGCGGTCCGATCAAAGACCGCCGGACAAGATGCGCACTACTGGATGCCGTGCGTCTCGGCTATCGCACGCAGGCGGGCCGTTTCTTGCGCTTTTTGGTAGAGTGCATCCAACTGATCCGCTACGACCGGATAGTGATTGAACGCGGGTCCGCGCTTGCACTCCGTGACAAAACAGCAATAGTTGCCATACCTCAGACAATACCCACCGCTCTCCACCGTAATCGTCGCACCTTTATCGACCAATTCGGTCCATTGTTTTATGATGTTAATAAACGTTCGCGGTACTTTTTTCCATCGTGCCGCCTCGCCGATTAATCCGCCCGCACTCGACATCTTTTGTACAAGCCAGTCGATAGTAGGCTCTTTGGGGTATTGGTACGTCTTACTCCCGTTGCGCGTTTCGATCTTTATACCGGACCGCGCTACGCGCGGGAAATTGGTGTACCAATCATTATACTCCTGCGAAACTTTCGCAGGAAATAGACATACATCCACACCGTACTCGTCGGATAGCTTTTTAAGACGTTCGTACAAAGCGCGTGATTCCTCGGACGTATCCGGGATTATCGGGTTCCCTTTCTTCGCTACCACCATGATATAAACGATGCTATAATAATAACTACTACGATTACATATAGCAACCCTACGCACATAAAGAATAGAATTGCAAAATCTTTTTGGTCTTCCTCCATACCTTAATCTTTTGTTACCATCTCCCACGAATCAGTGAGCGAATTGTGTTTGCCGTACTTGGTTGCGGATAGGAACATGGCACCGGGGGTACGTTTTTCGAACATCTTTTGTGCGCTGTACACGTCCGGTGCTTCTACGCTGGCGTGGTACCCGTTGCAATCCGCAGGATCGGCCTTTGTATAGATTATATCATAGCCGAATTTGTCGTACAGTCGCCCAAACTCTTTGTAATGATCCTCTACGATCTGCCGCGCGGCCTCTTTGAGAATGCACACGCGCGTTGAGGGTGTCGAATGCTCCCCAACTGCATCTAACAAACGGTGGTCCGTGGGGCAGGGCAGTCGGCCCCATTGCGAAATAGACGTCACCCGTGTGTTAAATGCTTCGTCATTCTCCCACGCTCGTACCAACTCTTTAGTCGTCCATCGCTCCAATACGATCCGCTTGTGCAAGCCGTTCACGAACTGTGCGAGATACTCGCGGTGCGTGCATTTGTGATTAAGATAGTCCTGACGTGTGTACATAGTTTTGAGTGTTTAAGTTTGCGGGCAATATCGCCCGGTTCGTGCGTTACGCGGTTTCGCTCCGCCGTGTTGCGTCTTACGCAAATAACGCTACCCCCTTTACTCTCCGACGGTGAAACGTATTACGTTCTGCACGTCGTCGAGGCCCTGCACGCTCTCGGCGTTGTCGATGATGATCGGTATCTTGTCGATGGTACCCGTCATCACTCGCGCCGTCTCCAATATCCGCACGCATATCTCTACGCGCTTGGCCCGGTTAACGCTTTTGAGCGGCACACCTTTGTAGGTGAGGGTGCAGGTGGACGAGGTGCGCCCGGTTGTCTTGGCCGTCGTCTCGGTTATGATCTGCACGTCGTCCGGCAGGGCGGGACGGACTGCCGCCGCATCAGCGGCCCGGATTTGTTCCTCCAGCGCGGCCATCTGCTCGTCGATGTCCTGCACACGACGGCGTGCGCCGGACGCCCGCGATATGATCGCTTCGGCCTCATTGATGGCCGCCGTCTCAGCATTGTAGGCTTTGAGCCGCTCGGTTATCCTCTCCACCTCCGCCCGCATACCTTGATAGGCTTCGTTGGCGGCGTCCCGCTCGCGGCGCACGGCGTCGATCTCGGCGGCTGTGTACTGCTTGCCGCACGTCGGGCAGACTGTCGGCAACGTCCCGCCGATCCGGTTAAGCGTCGCAACGTGCTCACCTGCTCGCGCCATGTAGTCCGTTTCGGCCTCGGTCAGCGGCTCGACGGTCCGGGTAGGCACGGCCACGGTGGTTAGCGCGTATTGCTCGGCCGCGCGGCGTTCTTTGCGCAGGGCATCACGCTCGCGCCGGAGGTTTGTCGCTTCGTCGTTCTCAACGAGGGACGCACGCGCTAACAGGCGGCGTAACTGCTCGGCGGTAAGCGCCGGGTCGGTCAAAAGGTTTGCGTCAGCACACGCGACTACGAGGTCAATAGGTATGCCGAAACGCTGGGCGAGGATGTCGGTAAACTCGGCTTGCGTAACCACCTCATCGCACAAATATAATTGTGTCGATCCCTTGGGGGTGAGTACACGCCGTATAGTCGTGCCGTCGGAGGGCCAGCCCGTAATCGTTACACAGGTGTTGACACTTGGGCTTGGGTCCATACCTGTCTGCGGGTCTATGCGCCGCGGTTGGAACCCGTTGAGCGTTCTACCCGTGAGGGCGAAGACCCATGCGTTAACCTGCGTTGTTTTGCCCGCCCCGTTAGGCATCGTGCGGGATGTGAATGGCGCGTTAAAGACATCGAACGCGCCAAATAGTACCATTGATAGTTTCATACGTTTAAGTGTTTAAGAGTTTTAAAAGAGTCCCCGGCCCGGCACCTCCAAGCCGGGGACGTAGTAAGGTATGCACCGCCTGCGAAAGCGAATGGTTTTTGATGCACACCTATTTACCTCTCTACTGCGCGTCCGGGTCGATACCGGCGGCGATCAGCATTTGCCGCAGACGCTCGGCTTCGCTCTGCATCTTGACGGCCTTGCTCTCGACCTCGGCCAGTCGTGCCGATACGCTCGCGCGGCCCGCGCTCTTAGGCAGTTCGAACGACATTACGACCTCTTTTGCGGCCTCGACGTCGGCGTCGAACTGTTCCGCTTCCTCTTTGCGGGCCTGCAACTCGGCTTCGAGGCGGGCGATCTCGGCGACGATCTTCTCGCGGTTCTTCTCCTCGGCCTGCACGAAAGCGGCGGCACGTTTGGCGGCGATCTCGGCGGCACAGTCGGCGGGGATTTCGATGTCCTCGACCACACCACGCACGAGTTTTTCGGTCCCATCTTCCTGCTTGGTGAGCGTTGCGCGGAAGAAATTCCCGGTTCGCTTCTCGAAGTTGAGCGCGGCGGCACTCAATGCGGGCAGTTTGGCGCGGAGAATCGCGGTTGCTTTCTGCACCTCGGGCGTTGCGTTTTCGGCGGCCTCTTTTTCAGCGTGTTCTGCGGGGATCGGCTCGGTCTGCGGCTTCATCTCCTGCAATTCGTTCGGGTTCTGTACTTTCGTTTCGTTTTTCATACCTGTAAATGTTTTTAAGTGATTAATAATTAGACGTCTTTACGTCGTTGTGGCGGGCCGGGGTGTTACTCCCCGCGGGACGGTTTGCCGTGACCCGCCGTACCTTATTTGTTGTACTCCCGGTCGAATGCACGGAGTAAATAGTAGTCCTTTTTGTAGTACTTGCTTACTATTAGCACCCTTTGCGACGTATTGAGGCCTATGGCCATACCTGCTACACCTTGAACGTACGTTACTAACGGCAGGTCTTCGTGTATCGCTGTTTTGTACGCTTCGTCGTACTCCTTGAACGTTTTGAATCTTACCTCTTTTGTCGAGGCGCTACGCACCACGATTGCAAACTCCCCCTCGGCTGTTGTGACGATCTTTGCGCGTCGTATCGGCTCGTACTCCTTTTTGCACCTCTCGCAGAACTCCGTTACGGTCATCTGTTCGTCGTATAACCGCGAATAGTCCATTACGTTGTACAGTCGGGCCGTCGTGTCATACGTTACACGCACTAACGTGCTACGCTTTTTGTTGATATAATACGTTGTCATACCTTGTTAGTCTAAGATAAAACAAACTACGTTATACATGTGCTTTTCGTCCGGGTCCCGCACCGCTATCACGGCGTCAGCCACATGCCCGAGGTAGGCAAGCCTACCTAAAAGTATCTCGGATTGATCGCTTTGATCTACGATGCCCACCACCGTGCATTTGGTCTTTTCGTCCATTGCCTGCCGTATTCGTGGCGTGCAAGTGAGCACTACGCCGTCGCCGTCCTCCGGCGTTATCTCCGTCTCGACCCCCGCCGTACCTTTGAGCAGGTCCCCGGCGCTCAACAGTGCGTAATTCTCTGGTTCGATGTTGAACTCTTTGGTGATCTTCAAAAACTCGATTGCTTTCATACGTTTAAGTGTTTAAGTGTTAGAGCCGGGCCACGGTTTTCATTGCATACAACGCTCGATTAACGCCCACGCCCGTATATGCGCCCTTACTTGCACGTCCATCCACGTTTCGCGTGCGTTGGGGGCCTTGCGTCCATAGTCGGTACGTCTCAACTCGGACGGCGTGCAAAGCGTTTCAGCGATTTCTCCGTCGTAGATCATTGCACAACCGCCATAACAATACTGTTCCCAGCCGTTCGCACCGTTAAGTACAGTTTTTTCGGTTAGCGGGGGCACCGAGTCTGACCCCTCCCGATCCCGTACTATCTCCTCGTACCTGTCTAACAGACCCTTGGCGATCTCTTTCACGCCCTTGTCCCATGCTGACCGGGGTTTAATGCCCTCCAGTCGTACCCGTATCTTCTGCATCTCTTTCATAGTTGTAAGTGTTTAAGTTTTTAAATAGTTTAAGTATATCGGGGTGTCGTTATCTTCTCCCCCTTTCGTTACACAAATATACAACGAAAAAACGGAATCACAAAATAAAATTACGGAAAAATGTGATAAAATCGTGAAATAAAACGGTTTTGTGTACTATACACCCCTTGCAGACCTTTTTTGTTTACTTTCCTGCCCTTGCATACCTTTTTTGTTTTGGGTCCGGGCCGAAACGGTTTACTTTACTTTACAGGGTGTTAAGTAAAAAGACGAAAATCGTTAAGTAAATGACAAATGATTTCGCTGTAAATCAGTAAGTTACAAAGGTGCTTACTTAACCCCCTTGAGTATCAACGAGTTACACGGGAAAATGAACTCCCTGTAAATCAAGTAATTACAAGGGTCATTTTGTAACTACTTGTCGCACAGTCGGTTAGACGGGAAGATTAACCCGCTAACAATCAAGCAGTTACAAGGGTCTAATTTCGCGGAATCAAATTCGAAAAATGTGAGTCCCTGTAAATCAATACGTTACAACCTAAAAATTCCACGAAATCGAACACCTCCGGGAAGATGCAAAAACCTAACTTTTTCACGACTTTTCGACCCCCCAAGGGCCATTTTCCACGAATAAGTTAGGAATTACATTAAAAAATTACCCCTTGAAATTTATAAACGTTTGATAATCATAGGTTTGCAGAGATTTTATTTTCCGGCAAATGGCATGAAATCGCTGTAAAGGTCTGTAAATCAATACGTTAATCTTCCGCTGTAACGCCCTGTAAATCAAGGCGTTACAAAAGGCCTCGTAACGTATTGATACTCAGCGGGTTAATCTTCCGCGGCAACGCCCTGAGTATCAAGTAGTTGAAAAATGGCCCTTGTAACTTGTTGAAAGTCAGCGAGTTCATTTTCCCGGGTAATTCACTGAGTATTAGCAACTTAGAGAGACCGATTATCAGGCAGTTACAGCCCTTGATAATCAGGCAGTTACGAAAATTGACCGACTAAATTGGTAGACCAATTTTTACTCAGAAGCTAATGCGTTGATAACCAAGTAGTTAATAGAATTAGAAAAAACTATAAGCTATGCAAATAGTTCTAAACTGCTTGATTTATAGTGAGTTACGGCGATACGGCGGCCCGTCGGCCCGGCGATACGGCGCGAAAGGCTGGCCGCCGAGACGCCGCCCCGCTGTTTCAATAATTGAACTTGCTCCCCGTGGAACACTCTCGACGTATCGACGTATCGACGTATCGACGTATCGACGTATCGACGTATCGACGTATCGACTGAATGGGAATGCGTATGAGATAAATACGATACGGCGATACGACGGCCCGACGGGCCGGCGCGAAATCGAATCGCCGGGGCAAACAGGCGGCGGGGGGTCGGCCCGCTGACCGGGCTCCCCGACGTATCGTCAAAAAAATTTTTTAAAAGTACCACCGGAATAGTAGGTCTAAAAATTTTTAAAAGTACAATTAATAGGGTAGGCCTAAAAATTTTTTAAATGGTAAAATTGGAGTAGCGTATACGTTTAATTTTTAAATGGTAAAATTGGAGTAGCGTATACGTTTAATTTTAAAACGGCAAATTTGGAGTAGCACACACGTTACGACGGCCCGACGAGACGATGCCCCAAATTCCAACGCTGAAACTGCGTCCCGACCCAAATAAAATAGGTATGTAGACGTAAATCGGTCGATTTCGATTCTGTGGAAAAGAATTTCACGAAATTCATGGACGAAAGTTTGAAATGTCGGAAAATTTTATTATCTTTGAATGACGAGAAAATTTTCACGCATGAAAAAAGTTCAAAAACGCTTACAGGACCTTACGACCATGATCCTCAACCATGAGGACCCTACGTCGGACGAGTGCGCCGCGTATATCGCTGAACTCAAACTGTTGCGTGAGTTGATCGCCACATGGAAAGCGTTCAACGGGTACGAGGGGGACCTCGACCCGGACGCCGACCCCGGAGACAGGCCCGAGCGGAAATCGACGCAGGTGTGGGAGTAGGTTTGTAGGGCCATATATAATATAGGTATGGGACTTACAACGAAAATACGGCTCACGAAAAAACAGAACGAAGCGATACGGCTTTTGGACGACAGACACAAAGACCTCATACTCTTGCTGGGGGGCTCGGGATCGGGGAAATCTTTTGTCGAAGTCTACAAGGTCATACGCGACGCACTGCGGTACAAAGCCCCGTGTCTTATCGCCCGTGACAAACTGATCGACTTGACCACAGGTGTGATCGACCAAATCGTTCCGGTGATCCTCCAGTTGATCGCAGAGGAGAACGGGCAGGAGAGATGGGACAAATGGACCATCGACGGGTTGAAGTTCGCCGTTTGGTCGGACAAACGAACCAAACTTACGTTCGCAACAGGCGGTTATGTAAGGTTCGCAGGTCTGTCGAAACGTGACATATCGGAGAGCGGTTCGGATAAAATCCTCTCGCCGTCGTGGTTGCACATCGCAATCGAGGAGGTGTCGGAGGTCGATTGGCCGATCATTGAGTTACTTATCACACGTTTGCGTTTTCAGACCGAAGGTGTGACAAATAAACTCATAATGACGGAGAACCCGCCGTCGATGTATCACTTCTCGTACAAACGTTTTTTGGAGAACCAACGCGAGGACGGATCGGAGTTGCCGGAGGAGGAACGCGCACGACAAGCGTACCTTTTCATGCAACCAAAAGACAACGAGGAGAATCTTTCGGAGAACTATATACGTAACCTTTCGCAACTGTCCGGCGCGAATCGGGAACGTTTCTATTTGGGACAGTTCCAAGACGCAGAGCAGGGAGAGATATTCAAACGTATAAGTTGGACGAAAGTCCTGCCGCGCAAGTGCGAGTGGGAGCGGTTGTGCATATACACCGACCCGACCCCGCTTACAGGTACGGACCACAGCATTTGGGCGGACTATAAGGCAAGCGTGCTTTGCGGTCTGTTTGACGGTAACGCATACGTGCTCGACATACGCATCGTAAAAGGCTCTACGTTGCAAATGCTTAACAACATCAAGCAGTTGTGGGACATGTCGCCAAACCAATCCATAACAGAGGTATGGATGGAGAAAAAGCAGATACCGTCGGACTTCGATCAGGTCATGCGTAACTTTGCGCTTACAACCGGGTGGATGTGCCCCGTAAGGTATGACACGCGCAACTTCGGTGACAAGACCGCCGCAATCGAGACGTTCCTCGAACCGCTGTTCGAGGACGAGCATATATTTTTTAACAACGCATTCCGCGATACGGAGCGTGGCCGACAGTTGCAACATCAGATACTTAAGTTCTCGCGTAAGCAGAACAAGAACAGGCACGACGATATACCGGACGCAATCATGCGTTGCGTAACGAAATTAATGGGTAAAAAGGGACGTAAGCAACGTATGAAAGACGCACCGTTGGTTATGTTCGCAAGACCCGGTTACATTCACGATATAGTAAACAATGGATAAGGTAGACGCATACGACAAGGAGCAGTTACAGGCTATGGGCTGGCTTTTCGACGAGATCGAGACGCCGGACACCGCTGTGCGCTTCGTCGAACAGGACCTTACGTCCGAGCAGCAGAATCAAGCGTGCGCGAATATCGGCCTCAACTTCGTAGACATCTCGGACGTTATAGACGCAGGGGGTGTCTTGGACGACACCACATTTAACAAGGTGCGCAACGCAAAATGTTTGTATTACTCGGCAGATGGCATTACGGTCTTTTTGAGCCGGACATCCATCGATGTGGCGGGCCTCGACAATGTGTACTGGGCGTCGATGAACGTTTCGTTGGACCCGCTTACGCAGGGAGGTTTGATGCCGCTCCAGTTCCTCATTTTGGGGTTGACCATCAGCACCAAAACGTTGCAGTTCGCGTCGGTATCAGGCACGTTGGCACAAGAGGCGATGACGTTTTTGGCGTCTAACGTTGACTTCATAAACCGACTGCAACCCGTAAGGTACACCACGCAATCGTTGACGACGGATCAGCAAAATACTGTTTTAGCTAACATCGGTCTTGGCATCATGGTTGTAAACCTCACGAACGGGTCGGCGACGCTGACACAGGCGCAGGCAGATGCGCTATTTGCGTCGAACGGTGTTATCTTTATTGGATCAGGTGAGAATGAGGTGCAAACGAAGCAAATGAAAAATCGGATATTTTTCCGTTCCGATAATGATTTTTATGCTATAGGTATTAGAGCGTACATGGTGTACGCCGTATACTACCCCAGTACGAGAACTATTACCGTTCGAAATTTATTGAAAATTTTAGACTCAGATTCGGTTCATTTTACCACTCAAACACTCACCGAAGCACAACAGGCCCAAGCGCGAGAAAATATCGGTATCACACAAGGTTTGCTGAACGACGCGGACTTTATCGCGGAGTTGAAAACGAAATTAGGGTTAACGTAATGAAAGCGGCCATAGCAATTTTAATTACGTTTTTACTCGTCGCGTGTACGAAAACGGTCTATGTCCCGGTAGAGCGCGTACGTACCGTGACGAACACAGAGCGTGACACCATCATCAAGATCAAGCCGGTCAAAGAGATGGTTTACGTGGTTACGAGGGACACTATTGCTCGGGCGAGGACGAGTTACGCAGAAGCGGAGGCATCGTTAACGTCCGGGCAGTTAGCCCTCAATCTCCAAAACTTGGACGTAGAAATACCTGTCGAAACAAAGGTACTCGAAACGTTCATACGGGACAGCGTACCGTACCCGGTGGAAGTTACCAAGTATGAGGAAGTAAGGTATGTACCGTGGTACGACAAAGTGATACGATGGTTGGCACTTGCGTGCATCATCCTAAACGCTATCGGGTTTAATGTATTTGATATACGTAAAATTTTTCGCCTCTAAATTATGTCGGACTTCGCTACTGTTCTATCGCTTATACTTGGGTTCCTCGGTGGTGGAGGGGCATTAATAACATACATGCTTTATCGCAAGCAGTTGAAACGTTTCAAAAACGCGGAGGCTGTGGAGAAAGAGGTCGCTACGTTACGTAGCGCGATTGCGGCGATGGAGCAGAACCAAAAATGGTACGAGGAACGGCTGGGATCGTTGCAAAAACTGCTGTTGGAGAAAGAGAGTTACGTTGAGGTTTTATCGAAAGATAAGAACCTTTTGGAAATTAAGCATTCCAAAAATAAAGGTGCGATCAACAAAGCGTACGAATGTAGTTTTTGTCCCGACACATCGAAGTGTCCGGTACTGATACAACGCAGTAAAAACGAAGATGAGTATTTAAAAACGTTAACGAATACAGTAAAATGACAAACGGTGGCATTAACAATCCCGGCGCTTTGCGCTTGATCGTAGACGCGGCGAGTGGGGTCAGTAGCGTGAAGTTAACCGACATACAGGCCGACGCAATCATGCGTTGTGAGTCTCTCGAAATCGTTAAGCAACAGAGTGGATCGACCACAAGCGTAGAGATTCTGTATCCTACGGTAGGGTATGTCCCCGGTCTTGCTGACCGAACGTTTGTGAGTAGCGGCGTAATAGGAGAGGGTGACGCGGTAGGCGTTATGTTTTACCAAATATCGTACAACAAAGAGCAGAATGCCTTTACGGAAAAAGGGGTTATGCTGACCCCGCAAGCATAAAAAGGTATGTGGACTGAAACCGTACAGAAAACCATAGTCGACCCCTCTACGGGCGACGAGACGTTATATACGTTTAGCGCAAGCGCCGCAACGAAAGAAGCGGCTTTGCGCTATGCGTGTACGTATGCGTCTATGGTTGAGTACGGAATCGTTGCACAGAAATGGGAACCCACCGAAATGGCGTTTCCTCGTGAACAACTGTATCAGTTCATCCAACCCAACCAGTTGGAAATTATCGAACGCATGTACCCGGACGCTGTGGCTACCGCCTATCAGAACGCTATGGCGTATGTACAGTCTTATATCGGTGCGATGTTCGACGTTGATACGATGCTGGCATCCGGAGATACGTCCTCGACGGCTCTTACATTGCGGCTGGCATTGTGCCTTAAAACGGTTGTATATATTCTCGCATCGTCTCCGCAATACTCCGAGACTATCGAAATGCACGAGCGTCAAATAACGATGCTGTTGCGTGGATTGAAAATCGGTAGTCGTAACATGGGTAAACACGGAATTGCGGGAGACCCGAACGTACGTGTTTCTGTTGTTTCATTACAAAAAACCGGAGCAAAACCCTAAGCTATGTTTCAGAATCCGTATAACATAATGAATTTCCACGGCGTCCCCGGCGCACGGATTCAAGCGTTACCTCAAAACTACCACTTTGAGTTGACGATGGAAACGTGGTGGAGCGCTGTACAACGTGCCCGAGTTTACTCGGATTTTACAGGTTTGGACGCATTGTTCAGCTACCTGTTGAAAAGTAGCACGTTGATCCGGTCCGCTGTTGACAAGCGACTGCGCCCGTTAAAGTCACGCACATTTGGCGTGATGGTAGACGGGAAAGAGGACGAACGTTTGACGAAGTTGATTAAAAACTCGCCGTTTGTCCGTGAACTGATCTACCAACGAGGCTTGGCCAACTTCACGTTCGCACGTGTTGTAGGTGTGAATAAGGATTTCTCGACGTACGTTTATCCGTTGAGAAACCTCGACATCGTGAACAAAGCCGTACGTCGGATGACTTACGAGATACAAGACCCGATTTACGTCAAATCGCACGTAAACCTGTTTTGGATGCAGACCTCGTACAACTCCGAAGATACGTTAGGACTTTTGGAGCCTGTGGCCCGCGATTACATCAACATGTGCAACGCACAGAACAACTGGCAGACCGCCTCGCAGTTCCTTGCGTACCAGCAGATGATGATGTATTTCGAGAACGGGGACGAGGAAATGCAAAAGGCGGCCGAACTCGGAGCCAAACAGGTAGGTTTGGGGCAGGTAATTATATCCGGCAAATCTACCGACGAGACGACGGGCAAGGTTGTCAAAGACTTGGAGTTGGAGAACGTTTACGGCGGCGCGTCCGCTGATACGTTCCGTATCTTCAAAGAGAACATCGAACAGTTACGCGGTTCGATTATGCAGTTGATCCTCGGTTCCTCTTTGCTCGGCATGAGCGAAAAGAATACGAACTCCGAACGTTTGGTGCGTGCGCATCTTAAACTGTTCCGGGATATTACCGAGGCTGACGCAATCGACGTGCAGGATTGGTTCAACATCCCCGAGGTGAAGACAAAACTCGCTTACCTGTTCAACGAGCCTGCTTTGGAGGAAGCACGTTTTGAGGTGAAACCGTCGAACTACATTGACATCGGGGACATCGAAGCGTACACAAAAATGCTCAAAGACTTGATGTTGCTCCCTACGGAGGGTTTCATTGAGAAAACAGGTTTGAGCGTAGCAGACGTAACAGGCTATGAAAACAATAAAAACGTTAGCAAGGGAGGCCAAGCAACTGGCGACGTACGCAAAAAGGGGGATGATAAGAGAGGTTTCGCAAGTATGGTTATGGACCGCGCAAAACGCTTTTTTAACAGAAACCGACCCGTCGACGGGGGAAAAGTGGGCTGATCGTCACGGTTTCATACGTGATTCCCGTGGTCAGCATTTCGGCAATGTTGAGCCGTACCTCTCGTACAGTAAGTTACATCGTACAGGACGGCTGTTAAAAGGTCTGAAAGTGCGCTATTCTACGTTTGCGACCGGAAAAGCGTTTATAGAACTCTACAACAAGGTTCCTTACGCAGAGGTGCATGAAAAAGGGGGAAGCGATACGTTTCGCGTGTTGAAGTTCCCCGATACACCAGCAAAAACGTCCGTAAAGGTCGGCGGAAACATCGAGCCACGTCCGTTTATGGAGCCGAGCAAACAAGTGTTAAAAGCACCCTATCGCCTGTTGACAATGAAAATGCAGGAATTCGGGTGGAGATAATAATAAGGTATGGTAGGATACGTAAGTGAAGCCGTTGCCAAAGCGTTGAAAAACTGGAAACCTTTGGCCGACGCAGGCATTATCCCGATCCGCGCAACGGGCGGCACTACGGTACTGGAGAACATCCCGCTACCGTCCATAGGTTTGCATGTGATCGGAGACGACGGAGAGGGTAATACGTTTTTCGGCGGCGGTATTCGTCAATATTTCGAACTTATATTGTACGTTTTGCTCCCGATAACAAACTACACGTTCTCTCCGGACGGCGGGGCGCAAGCCGAGCAGTTGGATATTTCGGACGACGTCATACGTTGTATGGAGCAGTCCAAAGACTTGGATTATATCAAGCAGAGGCACGATTTTAACATACAGTACGACCGTATGGATACGGACCAAACGTACGGAACGCAAGGTGCTATGTCCGTAGTTGTTGACGTTCATAAGATCGTGTACAAAGGTTCTGTCGAGTTCGACCCGAAATTGCAGTACGATGATACGGCGGTTTTGGAAAACGTAAATATTAATATCGAAAAATAATGAGGGTATCAGAAAAGAAACAGGTTCTTACGACCAGCGCGGTCAATCTGAACGGGGTTCAGATTCCGACTGACTGTATCGACTGGAGTGTCTACGACAAGAACCCCGTACTTTTGTACAATCGTGCAAACGAGAGTCACAAAGGTGTGGTAGTAGGTAAGGTTCTGAACCGCGAACGTGTAGGGGATGCGATTGTTGCAAACCTCGCTTTCATGGAACGGAACGAGGACGCGGATATCGCGTTCGAAAAGTACGATCAAGGCGTCCTGCCTCACGTTTCTGTGGGTGGATATGCACGCGGCGAGGAAAACTCGGAGGGCGTATTTATCTGCGACAAGTACATGATTCGTGAGGTATCGCTCGTAGCGTTCCCCGCAAACATCGAATGTGCTGTGTTGGACGACAACAACGTACTCGCATCAGAACAGCCGATCGTGGAAGGTATGCGAACGGGCAAAACCGAAATCCGTTATGTAACGTTGAGTTGGGACGGTGATATGGGAACCATCGTGAACGCATCCGAGGAAACGCAGGCCGCAGAGACCAACGCATCCGAGGAAACGCAGGCCGCAGAGACCAACGCATCCGA